TCAGTGATGGGTTAACTGCCCATCGCTATGATGCGGGCCGATGCGCCCCGCTTCTTTAAGGATTTCCTCGATAAGTTCTTCAAGGCACTCTTTGCCATGATGATCGCAAACGAGGTGTACCTGACGGGAAATCTCTTCTGTCTCCATACCGTCGCACAGCGCGGCCTTCAGCATGACGGAGGCCCAGCGTTTCGCTTCAGAGTGATTTAGCATAACCCCTCCTGATGATGTTGCCCTTCTAAGCGTAGCTTAAAGCCCCGTTTAAAGCCGGATAATCTGTAAGGGTGAATTTCAGGCACAAAAAAACCACCTTTCGGTGGTTTCACGACACTGCTTATCATTGATTTTATTCTTTGTTTCCCATGGTAGCCGGAGTGGGACTTGAACCCACACAGCGCGAACGCCGAGGGATTTTAAATCACGCGTGTTATCTATGATAATCAGATACATATGGTTATTTTTCGCCATTAATTAATAATTTCAAGATCAGATGAATCAACAACTTACACATAGTAAAAACTCACAATGGCGAAAATTTTTGAGCATAATTAGCTACCGATACCTCGTCAAATTGTTGGGCAATCATTGTCAATCGCTCGGGTGATAAAGAACGTTACTCTGCCAAGAACTTCCACCTCTTCCAGTGCATTTCCCTCTATGGCCTCGCCATCATCCGTGATGAGCGCCTTACCCATTAATTTTGCGAACTGCGTATGCCCCTCGCAAAGGATTAACAGCACCTCACCCGGTGTCTTCTTCGTTACAGGTTCAACTACTGCGTAACCAACATCAGTTTCAAGCACCCTACTCTCAGGTCCTATATTGCAGAGAACGACAGGAGAGAGTTGGCGCTCAACGTAATCCATAGCAGGTGAAGGAAATCCCATCAGTGAACCCTCCCCATATTGCGAAGGATCCAGTAGTGGTTGTCTGTCCCGTCAGTAGTCTTATCCGTGAAGTCTGGCTGGTAGCGCTCTATCCATGCATTGGCGTCAGTCCGGGTAAAGTGCCAGTTGAACTCTCGCAACTTCTCGATGAAGCTGTCTGTGCTCAGATAGCGATAGCCCTTAGGGTTGAGCTGTATGACCGCAACGAAGGCGGCGTGTATGTCTGCTGTGCGTGGCATGCTCACCTCACAAGATAACTGTATGCATATACAGTATCAGTATATTGTATTTTTTCCAATAGTTGAATGGTTTGCCTAGCCCTTTAAGCATCTATATGAAAACACTAGATAAAGAGAAAATAAAGAGCTTAAAAAAGTTAACTATTACCTCCAAGGCATTGAGAGAAGAATGATTTGCAATCAAAATAATTTGAATTAGGTAACATGATAAAAATTTTTTTTAATCTAAAATTCACAAGTAGAACAAATGCAGATATCATGAGATAAATCCTATTGCCAACATCTACACAAATGAACCCACAAACCATTTTATCTATTTGGATGTTCCTCCTTACTGCTATCATGATTTTGATATTTAGCACAAAATCTTTTAGTTTTTTGGATATCCAATCAGAAAAACATAATCATGAAGTCAATGGACTGCGTTTCTTTTTAGCTATTGGAGTGGCGTTTCATCATTTCGTTTACAGTTTTAACTATCATTCAGGGCACGGGTGGGTGGTTACAGGTTATGATGTAAATGCATTTATGGGAAGGTTTGGGGTTGCTATATTCTTTATAATTTCCGGTTATCTTTTTTATAATAAGATATCCATAAAAACTGACTGGAAATTATTTTTCATAAAAAGGTTTTTAAGAATAGCACCAATGGCTCTAATTTCCTCTGCAATATGTGTATTTATTGCAATCTCGCTTGATGACGGAAGCTTTGATATAACCAAACAAATTTGGAATATCATGTACTGGTTTGACGCTGGTTTATATAACCTGAGGATGAACGTGTCGTCAGTGCCTAACGCCTCCCTTATCAACGCCGGTGTGACCTGGACTTTGTACTGGGAATGGGCCTTCTATTTCAGTCTTCCATTCCTGAGCTTGTTGATGAAGGATGGGTTAAGGCTTCCTGTTGTGATAACAATCATCGCAGCATCGTATTATTTCATCCCCATGGCAGACTATAAAGCAGGGTGCTACGCTGCGTTGTTCGCTTCAGGGTTCCTGGCTAAGGAGTTGAACTTCAAAAGTCAAAATCAGCTTTTAATAAACATCCTGCCAATTGGCCTGTTATTATTTATGTTATATACAGGAAGCAGCGCATTGAGCCTTCCATTAATTCCTTTATGCTTTGCCTTTTTTGTTCTATGTAATAATAAAAACGCACTCTATGGAATCTTTAGAAATAAAGGCGTTACTAGGCTAGGGGAAATTAGTTATTCAATATATATTTTGCATGGGATCGCTTGGTACGGATTGAACACATTCATGGAAAGCACAAATATTATTGACCCTTGGTATCTGTTTATGTCCAGCCTGGTATTAATTTCGACTGTTATCATTTGTGCAGTTACGTACATTAATGTTGAAAGACCATGTATGACATTACTGGATAGAAAAAAACAAACTATTAGTAGCAAAACTGAAAATCAACAAGTAAAGGCCCTATAAGGGCCTTTTTTATTATGTAACTGGAGTGCCGTTAACAAGAAATTCCTCAGTCCCGTTGGCGGTGCCATTGCCTCCGTTACTAAATCTATTGGATACGCCTCCATTGTAAAAGTTTGGTTGTACTTTAGCGACGGCCGTTCCTGAGCTTCTGGCTAGCCTGTAAGCATTTGTTGTATTGAAGAATCTGTTATTCCCCCATGGAAACGTTGTATCTGTATTAACATAGGTGTTATACCAGACTCCATACCCAAATCCATACATCTTAATACTAGTGATATTGAAGTTATTGCCGTTTTGGTTTATCTGAATACCAATGTTAGAGGTTGAGTTATTCGAAGTGCCTCTCAACTCAACCCCGTCTATATTTGCATTTTGTACTCCATTAGCTGCAAGTATACATATTCCATCTGTTGCTCTTTCAAGTCTGCCGCCATGAATGCTAACACCTCCAAATAAAGTCGCACCACTCTTAGGCTCCATAAAAATGTTTGACTTAACTGGATTTATACTTCGATGTCCTCTAACTAGAACATTTACAGTTTCCGTGGCCAAATGCACTCCGTAGCCTGCGGAAGATATATCAGTATTATTTGATAGTGTTAATTTTCCAGTGCCTACTGAGTCCTGAACTTTAAAGGCCCCGTTGTTAGCATTAGAGAATCCAGATACAAAGTTGTTTGATATAATATCACCATCAACTACATCACCAATTAATATACCTGCACCAATATTGTCTGCATTGATAGAAAAACCAACATCGAATATCTGGTTGTTGGTGATCATACATGGCGGGTAAGCCACCGTTCCGTCAGATCCTCCAGATCTATAAATCCCTGTCCATCCAGCATCTCTTATAAGATTGTTATTTACCTTTATTGCTCCACCATAATCCTGATGAGACACATAACCTATTGTTATTCCATGTCGTTTTTTAATATCAGCCTGAGGCTTAGATGTGAATTCATTTTTAGAGTACGTAAGACACTGATTATCAGAAATAATCACATTGCGGGCGGCGGAAAGCGAGTTTACAGATATGCTCTGACTGGCATCTGAATAGCAAGTATTATTGATAATTCTTCCCGACTTTGAATTTCCAGGTATACCCGTCCACTCAACAAGATCTCCTCCTGAGGAAAATGTTGTTGAACCATCCCAGTCGTTTCTCCATCCGAAGAATCCTTCTATAACGTAATGACGAACGTTTAACCATAAGCATCCTGCATTCCTCCAGTTTTCAGCCTCGCATCCTCTCATTTCTAAACGCTGTAACCCATTGAGGAGGAAACCGCAGGATTGCATTTGTATGGTCCCATTAATCCCATCAGCTGCATGAACTTTTAATTTTTCGATTACTAGCACCATGTCATAACGGTACGTTACTGTTACTCCATTGAAATCAGGGGACGTAATTACAATTTTCATTTTTTTAGCATTTATGTGTACCTCATTCCCCGGACTCGTTATCTCAATAGTTCTTGATGAATAATATGTATTATTAGTTCCTTCACAGTAGTTTTGAGAAACCCATCGATTAAGCGCTACAGCGCTATCAAATGTGCTATCGTCAGGCACAGCACCGCATTCTGGTGGAGTTAAATAACCACGCCTGACATTCACCCAACGACCATTACCAGTAACAGAGGTTGGTTTGATCACAGAAAAACCATCATCAGCCAGCGAACTTGACGCCATCCAACGGAACTGACCACCACCTACACTACGACCAGTCAGAAAACTTTTAACTGAAACTAACGCCTGGTCTACGAACCCTGTCACTCCCGCTAAGTCTGCTACTGATTCAAACTCGCCTATGTAAGACCAGCCTCTGGTTGATGATAAGTCGGATCTTAATGATGCGTCACCTACACTAACCCATGCTCCAATTCCCACACCACCAGAAGTTGTAGGTGTTGAACCAGCAGGAACTACTTTTGGTAGTGCTCCATCCCAACGATAATATTCGTTATCAGTAGTGTCCTTGAGGATGTGATTAGGCAATGATAATGTTGCGCCAGCCTGGAATGTCCCAACAGGAATCCACCCAAACTCTGAAATGGCGTTTTTACTCATCTCCTCAATTCCGTGCCAGGTCATCCTCATATTGCCGAATCTGTCTGGATAACTTTCTACAGTACGATCAACAGACAAATGGTCAAAGTTTTGGGAGTTATCATATAAATCGCGTGGATCAGACGAACCGACAGGATTGTTGGTAGCGTAAGTTGTCATGCTTGCTCCGGGCATAAAAAAACCCGCTTAAGCGGGTTTGTTAATTACTATTTTTAAGCGACATCGCCGGGATAACTGGCATCGTCATACTGGTATTTTGCTGGGGAATACTGAATGGCTGTTACATCGTTTGTTCCGTCGCTTCCAGGGGATATTTCTCCTATAAGCGCATCGTAGCCAACCCGTTTTGAAGAGCAGAATAAAAGCCGAGGAGGCTCTACTGCGGGGTCGTCCATGATCCATGTTTCAGGGGATAAATCTGAACTGTATGGAACGGTTAAGCTGAAATCATCCACTTTTGTAGGAGTCAGTAATGCAGATGCCCTTCCTTCCTGATCGCGAATAACAACACGCGGGTTCGGAAACGCCCAGTCAGGCGCTTCGCTCAAATGCAGAGTTATCGTGCTGCTGTTATATGTCATCCCCTCGATCAGACAGCTCTGCGTCTGGTTACCAGGTATATCATCCGTGAAAATTACCCTGTCCATAAACTCATAGCAGAGTGCGTCCATTTCAGTAGAAGTGTCATGAGAAAGTCGCTGTAGCTGATATCCAAGTAACCGACGCATTCCAATCCGATAGGCTCTGTCCTGGTTGAGAACGCCATCAAGCTGAAAGTTTTCCACTTTTACTGTCGTTGGTTTCCCTGGCAACCGGCATTGGACAGTTTCCTCTGCCCATGAGAGTCCGTTAATATACGTCACATCAACACCGTCATAATCGTCTTCATTTGGTGCTTTGAATGATGTTGTCAGTTCGGCTGTTGTTTCCTGTGGCGTTATCATGCCGGTCCATGGTTTTACTCCTTCTCTCCCGGCTGAAGCCATCCCATCTGTAAGAAGGAAATAGCCCATACCAGCGCCTGTAATTGTCTTAAGCATATCCAGGGCAGAGACTGTATCCGTCGTTGCAAAATCAAATGTCTCGCCGCGTGGCGTCCAGTAGGTTGCTTGCAACGCGTCTATCGCAGCCCTGTCAATTTCATTATCCTGATACCCAAGTGATTTGAGTACGTGATAAAGTGATGCGCTGATGCTGCGGGGTTCACCTTCGTCATATTGCCTTGTTGCGGTGACATTGATGCGCCTGTCAGATTGAGCGCCAAGTCGGTTACCCGTTCTGACGCTGAGCGCTACTGTAGTGATATCGCGGTAGCTCGTTGGTCGTTTTGGCAGTCTGGCACGCATTGCCTGCCAGTAAACCTGATCACGTGTTGACCCTCCTGCAGGTGCTTCCTTACGTCTCATCCTGACTTCATACTGACCAGGCGTCACATCAATCACACGCGTAAACCCTATCTGATCCTCAATACTTCTTGTATAAGACAACTCAAGAGTTGACCATCCTGTTGCGCCAGCTACGCGATACTGAATGAGTATACCTACCGTCTGATCTCTCTTTTTCCCTTTGCTATTGTACTTTGCCAGGCCATTCTGGAAATTCAGGTTTATCTCAATACAGTTTGTTGTTTCGCCATCAGGACAAGACAGGAACGGACCAACCCAGTCATAGCTATCGTTTACTCCAGTAACAGAACCATCAAGAACCGTCCGTTGAAGAAATCCTGGCCAGGTAGGATCAACAGTGGTAAATGGGTTTCCTGATGAATCAACTGAAACGAGTACCCTGCTCACGGTTATTGTTAGTCCAGTAATGTCTGTGATTTTATAGCTGTAATCCGTTGGATATAGCGTCAAACGCTGTAGTCCTATAGGTATCCCTGCAAACTTTGTTCCGGTTGCGGAATCGTAAGCGAGACGGATACTGGCAGGAACAGCAGCAGTACCACCAGTAGATTTTACGCCTGCAGTATCAACTGGTGAGCTTCCAAAAACACTGACTGGTAATGCGCTGTGGGTAATTGAACCACCAGAGAACGGGCTAGTTTGCTCATCAATAACCACACGCCCAGAATTATCACGGGCTCTCAGACCTGATGCATTGATCTGGCTTGTTATTGCATTTACCAACCCACTCATAGTGAGGTAGTTGCTGGTCAACGAGACGGTATAGGTTATCGTTTTCCATGTGATGGTAAATGTTTGTGGCGTGCTGCTGAAATCATAAGTCGTAGGTGATGCGCTGGCGGCAATGCTCGCGGTGCTACCACCTACACCGGGAACGGCAGGTACAGATGGACTGTAAGCGGCAACAAATAATTCGAACGTGTCGTTGTTTATCTCCAACGTCATCGCCATACCAACCACCGGTGCCATCTCAGAAACCGATCCGTAAATGACGCTATAACCATTATTGATGTCAATGGTATAGGTATCAGGGGCCTCAATATCAATAATTGTTCCAACACTCCAGGATGATGGAATTTCTGCATCACCAGTTGTTGTTGAACTGATCAGGGTTACCGTATTCGTATTTAACAACAGTGCATCGGCCACAACACTAACATTCTCGGGGCCACTTGACCCTAGGTCAAGGCCAGCAGTACCTGATGTTGTGTTGCCAACTTCTGGAGAGTTAAACCAGTTTTCTGAGCGTTTATCTGCTGATACATCAGCCCCAGGTGGGTAGACGGTATATGACACGTCATCGCCAAATGCCGCAAAAGGAGTGTTGCCAATACGCCATTCAGATGCTGGCAAGGTGAAATAACCAGCACCGACATTCAGAAACATATCGGTAACCATATCTTTTTCATTAACAAAACGGCTGACAGGCTGAACCACGTAATCTGGCCATACGCGGTATTTTCCAAAAATTTCACGGATAGGATCACCAAGTTTCGCGCTGTTAGCCTTCGCTGGATTCAAGTCAATCTGATCTCCATTGCCGGGCTGACTGTAACCCCCAGTCTGCATATTGCTCATCATGAAGATTGAATAAGCAGCACTGGCCACAGCGACACCTACAGCGACCCAAGCGACAATCTCAAGTCCTGTCCCATAAGGCACAGGATAGATGCATACGTTGCAGTTCTCAGTTATTATCCGTTCTTGCCACCATTCTGGCGGTACGTGTTCGCCATTAACTTCGACTGTAATTGGATGCTGCCTGTCACATTCCCAGCCATCCACGTTCTCTGATAACCAGTCTGCCAAAATTGTTTCTGCATGTTCGTGCGTTTCAAGTGGCTCGCCGGGTAATCTTGATGGATAGATTTTGATCGTCACTGGTAATACTCCACCTTCACAAATCGCCGTTCAAAACGGGAAAGACGAAGAAACGTTACGTTCGATTTAGGATTACATTCTGCTGCGTACAGTGAACCTCCAATATCAACAACTATCGCAACGTGAGTGACCATTCCAGCCGAATAACAGGCGATACCCGCGCCGGGAGATGGTTCACATCGTTCAAGTTCAGACATCAGACCTTTGGCTTCCCGATCCAGCCCATTATCATCCTTAGTTACCCCTGTGAATTCTGGCCATGGCTGAAGCCCAAGGTCGCTGCGGATTTCATTTACTATTCCGAAACAGTCAAGTTCAGGATAAACGCGACCGCCTTTCAGCCAGGTGACTGAACGGTATTTATCAGGATCAAACATGGAAGAGTCCTTACGTCAGATAACGAAGACCAGGGAAGTCAGGAAGGGTGTAACGATAGCGTGGCCACGCTGTATCAAGGATGTTCATATACCCTGCGGTGATCTGCACCTCCGTTGCAGTCCATGACCCGTTCTTGATAGCAAGAGTGTATGGCGGCGCGGCGGGGGATGATAAATCAGACGAAACATAACGGCGAAACGTCAGGCTGGCATTCTTCAGGTTATCGAGTGCATTTCTGATCGCAGTAGAAACAATGCCGTCAATGTTGCTGATGGCGAATTTCAGATCCTGCGTTCCATCCGCATTACGAGATGGCAGTGCAATATCAATTGCTGAACCGATAAAAGTTGCCTTCTGCCCGTTCTCCAGCGTTACCTTGATATCGTCCCAGCCACGCGTTAACCAATAATCCTGACCGCCTACAGTTATTTGCAGAGTATCAATGATCACCTCACTACCACTGCTGGCATAAAGCCTGTTAAGTACAGTCATGCTTCTGGCCACTCCCGGTTAAGAGCAATATCAATAATATCCATCCCAGCAATAAACTCAGGGAACTGACCCCATGGCGGAGGTAGCAGAGGACGTTCATATAGCTCAAGCTCGGCGGTATACTGCCAGTAATTACCTCCGATGAGACTCGGTCCATCGTAGATATCCGTGAACCTGCAGACCTTTGGTGATTCACCTCCAGGAGTGCGAAGGTTCATGTTGAACCATGCAGCCCCATCAGTTAAAGCATCTCTGAACCATGTTTCAAACGTTTGGGCCTGCATCTCGGTAAGCGTCCAGGTCACGCTTGCCATAGTCGGGGTGGACATATAACGGCGGCGCTGCCTGGCTCGTCCTGATGTCAGAGTGGTACGAAGTAGCGGGCTTACTGGTTTTAATCCATATCCATCCTGAAGAGGAACGGGAAGGTAATCGTGCGGATAGGTAATGTTGGTTGTGATTGCCATTAGCCAGCCTTTCTCCTTACTCCCCAGCCACCAGAAAGAGATTTTGATGTCTTACCCTTCCCGCTTGCCAGATCGTCATTCACCATCTTATAGCCGAGCTGAGCGCCTTCCCTTACAGCTTGCTTTAGCATCTCGATTGTTCTGGCGTCAGGATCACCATTTACATAAATCTGAGGTGCGTATGTCCCCCCATTGCCCTCGCTGGTCTGCTTATTTACCCGGTCAAGCGTTGCATCCAGTTTTGCGCTGGTTTTCGCCGTAGTAACGCGTTCACCTTGCTGCAACAGCCATGTTCCGGTTTCAGGCACGCTATCGATACCATCGTGAGCCATACCAGAAAGTGCGGATACACTGACACCAGCAACCAGAGGCGCAGTAATAGCGGCGGCTGCTGCCATTGATGCAGGAGCTAATGCTGGACCAACAATAGGGATTGCAGCTGTGGATGCATATGCTGCGAGCTGAGCCTGAAAGGATGTCGCCTGAGCATTACCAATAAGTGTCCCAGCTGCAGATGCCTGGGCTGTTTTACCAACGAGTAGCTGAACACCCTGGTAAACTAACCACTGCGCGGCCATTTCAGTTAAGGTTTTGATAACCAGTTGGCCAAGATCGGCAAAGATGTTACTGAAGAAATCCCCAATATCTTCCGCGCCGGTAATTAGGTCCTGAAGGTTGTCGGCAATGGAAGAAGTGGCGCCATCAAGGATGGAGGTCATCCCATCCGCAGCAATCTGATAATAGTCGGATGACTTTTCAGCATATTCATTCAGTGAATCAAATATCCCACTTTGCCAATCACCCATTTTTTCATCAGACTTCTGATAATAATCCTCCTGAATTTCCAAGCGTTCATTAAGAGCATCCTGCAGGGCCTGTGTCTCACTGTCATAAAGAGACTTTGTTATATCCCCGCTTTGATATTGCTTCTGCAGGTCGGCCTGCTTCTCAAGGAATCCATTCTGGATATCCAGCAACTCTTGCATACGCTGGCGGGTTTTCTCCCCCATCCCGGCACCAACGAATTCGGCATCATTTGCAGCCTTATCATTTTGGTTTTGCTTTCGGAGATTGGCAGAGAACTCTGCTAACTTCAGGTTTTCTTCGTTGGCTTTCTTAAGCGCATTCAGTCTGTCAAGTTCAGTAGCTAACTGCTGAAGCCTTTCTTGCTGAGCGGCATTAATTCCCGTCAGTTTTCCGGTTGTTAAATCAAACCTAAGCTTTTCAACCTCAGTAACTTCCTGATTTTTCTTTCCGGTGACATCAATTAAAGCGATCTGCCGTTGGTAGCTTGTCTCAAGTGCTTTGAATGCTGACTCAAGTTTTTTAGCACCCGCATCAGGAGTAACTTTACCGTTTGTGCCACCCTTAGGCAGTGCAAATGGACCTCCTGTTCCGACAGTGGCAGCAGCAAGCGGGAGATTACCAGACGGTGGTTGTGAGAGTTTTTTTCGTGTTTCAATGAGAGTGTTTAACTCATCATTGAGTTTCTTGACGCTGTCATCTCCACCCGTGAACCAGGCGAACATAGACTTATCCTGAGAGTAAACATCTTTCCTTCCCTCAAGATTTTTTTGCAGGTATGCAATCCTTTCATTAACCTGTTCGATATTACTCAGGTCAACTTTACCTCCTAAGACCGCAAATCTGTTCCCTGTACTGGCTGCCAATTTTCCGGCTCCCGCCGCAGCCTTCACTAACCAACCTGCAAGCTGAGCGACTTCAGAAACGAGATCAGAAATCCCCTGCAGGACAACCGGATCTGTTAATACGTCATGAAGCTTATCGAGAGAATTTTGCAGTGGAGTCAGGTCGACTTTTGCCAGACCTGCAGCAATCTCCATCTTCAGGCCAGCAACCTGAGCTTCCATGTCTTCGAATAATTGGTTTACCTTTACAAGGTCGTCAATTGACGAAGGATCGGGAGCAACACCGTAGTCTTTCGCCAAGTCAATAAACTGCTTAAGTTTTTCGTTGTTGTTATCAAACAGTGGTAGCAGTTTGGACAGATCATTTCCCAGGCTCTCAAGGATAGTTGTCTTTTCGGCATTGGTGCCGATTTTCCCAAGCGACTCACCAATTGCCAGAAGTTGTTTATCTGGACTAACTTTGGATAATTTCTCAGCTGACAACCCTAAAGCATTCAGCGCATCAACAGCTTCGCCAGATTTGTTAAGAACCGCGTCACCAATCTTGTCGCCGATATCTTTGAAAATATCAGCCATCTGGTCACCGGAAACACCGGCTTTTTCAGCGGCAAACTGCCAGGCCAAAAGCTCCTGTGTGGAAATCCTTAATGACTTGGCCCATCGGTCAGTTTCGGTAATTTGCTTGGATGTGCTTTTCAGCAACTGAAACCCTGCCGCCCCGACAGCAAGACCAGCGGTAACAGCTGCCGCCCCAATTCCTGCGAGCGCAGCACCGGATTTTGCGGCATCCTCCTGAACTTGTTTGCTCCACTTTGCTGAAGCTCGTTCTGCCTGATTAAGACCTGAAACAAATCCACCCGTTTTTGCAATAAGGTCGATTGTCAGTGTACCGAGATTTTTCCCAGCCATAGTTTATGTCCACTCCTTCATGGCCTCTTCGAGAGTGATCGCGGGCGCGTTGATGTGGGGGGTAAAGTCGGTGATGCTGAAAGGTGGGGTATCTTTTCCCCGGTTGACATTTGCCAGCACAGAAGCAACCAAACCGGCAGCCCATTCAGTTCGCATCATTGGATTTAGGCTGCCAAATTTAGAACGGTACGCTGACCAAATCTGAAATTCCCTTATGCTTAATGATTCCTGGGCTTCAGCAATGGTCCTTCCACCGATGCCATTAAGGACTAATTCACACCAGAATTCGTCTTCTGCGCTGAGATCTCCTTTCCCAGAGAGTTCACTTCCTGAATTGCTACAAGCAGGGCAATAGTCAGGCTTCCGTCTAAGGCCCCACGCTCAGGATCAGCATGCCCGGTAATATCATCAGGAGTGAAAACAGGTTCGCCATTCTCATCGCAAATGGAAGAGGCAATACGACCAGCAACCCCGTCTGACTTTCCACTCAAGGCAAGGATGTCAAATTTTGCGGAATGATATCCAATTGGACGTACATAAGTGGTGGCAACATGTTTGTTTCCATCCTTGTCGGTCCATTCAATTTCTTTCTCTACCGGGCGGCCCGTAAATGCACCTGCATTTTTAATCGTATCGAGCGTCAGTTTCATTTTTTATTCCATCAAAAGGCGGGGTTTCCCCCGCTCAGATTAGTAATGTATTTAGCTTGTCGGTTGTGCTTTCGGGATCCATACTCCCTGCCCAGAACGCTGGATGGTCGCCGATGTCTGAACAACGGTGTTAGCCTGGAAGTCGAACGGGAAGTCGGACACATATCCCTGGAATACATACCAGGTACGGTCGTCTGGAAGAACCAAACCATCAACCGCATCAGGATCGCTACCAGTTGCCACAGTTGGAAGGGATTCACCATCTGCCCAGCCAATAGCAAATGTTAAATTCTGCTGGTCGTTTGATTCAGCAAGGTTGCTTAACAGAAGATGGCTGTCATTGGCAGGATCAGCGTTCAGAGCAACGGTTGCCTGTCCAGGAGTGCGCAGGCCCTTTTTGTACTGTCGCGTGCTTCGTTCGCTGAGACAGGTATCCTCAATCTGATCAGCTGGGCTACTTCCAGGTGAGAACGAAGTGATACATTCAATTTCGCTCACGACACCATTCGCGAGCACATACATCTGCGTGCCTTGAGTCACTACTGACATAGTTATCTCCGGATATAAAAAAACCGGCTCAAGGCCGGTGAGTGGAAGGGTTTGGTTTATCGTTTTACAAACCAGTCGACATCAAATGAATATCGGTAACGGTTAGTATTGGGGTCGCGAGTTTGCCCACCCCAGCGGGTAATATTGGCTTTATTCTGGATTGCATTTCTGATTGCTTTTGCTACTGCAATAACTTCTTCATCAGTATTGCCAAAGATGTCAATCTGCAGGGAGAATCGGTCAATATCTGGAATCTGATTGAGGAAGTTTTCGGGCTCACCACCGATGTTCTGCCATATCGCATATGGGTAAATGACATTGTCATTTTGCATTCCGAATGGATAAAGCCTAACCGGGTCAGAACCAAGTAGATTTGTTACTTCCTGGCTTGCAGAGCAGACAGGAAATATCGGAGGGATCATGGCGACACTCCTTTTTTCTGTGCTCGCTGAATTGCTCGGTCTATACCGGCTTCATAGTTAACTGCAAAAGAGTTGAAGACCTCGGTGAGACGAGAATTTGCTGCCGCACGAACAAGCGGCCTGGCTGCCATCTTTTCAGTACCAAATTCCAGAAGTCGCCAGTGAGGTGTTGGAGCATCTTTTGACATGCTTGGATGTTTTTTAAGTACAGCGCCCTGAAGAATCCCAATGCGAAACCCCAGGTCCCCGGTTAGTTTGAATACCTTACCGTTCCATCTGAGAGCTGCATTGTCGGATATGTTACGAGCGGTATGAGGATCATCCAGACGCGAGGCGTTATTTTTAATCTGGTTCACGATGATATTGCCAGCTTTCCTCAAAGCAGAACGCCCGCTTTTTCGCCGTAGGTCATCGCTTATCGCGTCAAGCTTTCCCAATAGTGAATCAAGACCATCGAGCTTTACTTCGACTCCATCAGCCATCTTTCACCCCCTGCGAGCAAGGAAGTGTTAGATATTCCAGACCACTATCAGGATCAGGAAGAACGCCCTCTACCGAGTAAATTTCCCCCCGGAAAGATATTCTGTCCTGATTCTGAATATCTTCCCGATACCGAATTTTAATACGTGCAATTAACTCAACATTCGCGGCTTGAGAGGTAATGAACTCTTTGACAGAGACAGGTGTTACTTCAGCATAAACATCAGCGATTTTATGCCAAGAATAAGACATAGCGCCGGTTGCAGGATTTTGCACACCTGTTCGGCGTTCAATGCTTATCCTGTGCTTCAATTTCCCGAGGTTCATCTTTACCTCACTTTTCTGTCACTCAGGTAAGTTTGCTGAGGTAGGTAATCCTCTTCAACTTCTTCAGCTAGCGTTTGCATAATCAATTTGCAAAGTGACTCATTGGAGTTGGCCAGGCGGTTAATAGCTTCAGTTTGTTTTGTTTGAGCTGCCGTCTGGGCTTTGAGCGCTGCCAGAAGTTCTGTTGCGAGTTGCTCGTTCATAGGCTTTTTTCATCCATTTTTTTATCCATTCACGGCGGCGGGCACAACCTGCACAAGCCATATCAACTCCTTAAATAATTGTCGGCCTTCGGAGGTCATAAATCAGCATGGTGACGGCGTACGGAAGCTCACCCTGCTTCAGTTTTTCTTCTTCCTCACCGCCGCGGTTCCTGTCCAGATAGCCAAGCAACACAAGCAAGGCTGTCTGGCAGCGCTTCAACGGTTCTCCCTCTACCAAAACACCGGAATTATCAACAACTAGCTCACGGCTTCCCTGAATGAAAGATAATATGGCAGCACTTCCGCCTTGTATTTTCATCTCAAGATCGGAATCGCCATAATCATCATCAATACGAAGGTGAAGCTTTGCTTCGTCAAGGTCTACCAGTTCGATCATGGTTTATCCCTCAGGTCCCGACCCTTTTTAACTGCTAGCGTCCATCCCTTTGTTCCGGGTTCGCCAGGCTTATCTGCAGTTTTTTCATTGCAGTGCCATAGCGATCCAGCCCATGTAACGGTATCTCCTGGTTCATACTCTTTACCGGCCTTGAAAACATCGCGGTAAATGGTGACCGGGATAGCAAAGGTTTTAACTTCAACGAGTCCACTGGCCTTTTGAAGTGAGATAGTGAAGAGACGTTCTTCATCCTGCTGGATGTTGACCCCGGCAATACCGTCTACAATGCATTCCCATCCGCGCATTCCATCGGTTTTCTGATAAGAACGCCATAGCCCTCCTTTGTGAGTCGCATATGTTCCACGCGGGTAGGATTTAGTTTCTTCAATGCAGGGTTCTAATTCAATTTGCAGGGCATCTCGCCCATCGCTCGGGGCGGTAGGTTCAGGTATCTCATCAACCGCTGCTTTAACTGCATCAGCAACCAACTGCGCAACGTCTGGAAGGTCTGGAACTACCGGCGCTGGAATCTCGGCCACGGCGGCCTTCACCGCATCCCTTACCAGTTGCGTCACATCTGGCAAATCAGGAACCACTGGGGCCGGAATCTCGGCCACGGCGGCCTTCACCGCATCCCTTACCAGTTGCGTAACGTCTGGCAACTCTGGAAGTACCGGTGCCGGAATTTCGGCAACGGCGGCCTTCACCGCATCCCTTACCAGTTGCGTAACGTCTGGCAACTCTGGAACTACCGGTGCTGGAATATCTGCTACAGCAGCCTTCACCGCATCAGTAACGAGACTCTTCACTTCCCTTTCAAGCTGAGATTTCATGGCGGTGATGATATCCCTCACCTCTTCACCGATCGCCTGAATGATAGATAATTCGCGCTCATCCATTGTTAATAATCCCTCTCAGTGAAGTTTTTACGAACGACTTTTCAACCATTGAAATAGCTGATTTCGAAGGTGGAGTAGGATCAGAAGTATTTTTACCAAATGGGTCATCTGACGCATCGCGCCTGGCCAGTGCAGGAAGGCTGTAGTTTTGCTGTTGGAGATAAAGAGCATCACCGCCTTCAACAGGAGGAAGATTTTCTCTTTTACGAGCTTCGTTTGGTGTGAGAATCGTATTCTTAACCCCATCACCTAAAGCTTTCATCCTGCGCTCGCTATCCATGCGCAGCAAGGCGCCGATATCAAGCTCTACACGCTTATTTGAACCCAGATCGAAGGTTTCCTTAAGCAGCGCCTCGATTGATTCAATAAGCACCTGAAGGCACTGAGAGTAATATTGCTGCTCAAGTGCTTCAACGTTATCAGACCCAGGGATTGAACCTACGCCAACCTTGTAAGCTGGCACATGGAAAGCAGAACAAATAGCCAGATCAGATAATTTCTGCTGCTCAACGGTATCTGCATCAACAGCAGACATTGTCAGCGCCTGATAAGCTGCGCCTCCAGAAAGCAAACCTGTTTTACCGGCATTCTCCCCTGTATAACCAGCGTCCCAAGCAGCTTTAATTTCTTTCGCCTTTTCAGCATCAACAGAACCAGGCACCGTTATGATCCCACCAGGCTTACCACCATTTTTAAAAAAGTAGGCTGAACTCTCCTGAATATGCTTACCTTGCATCGCGGCCATTCCGCATGCGTAAATAGGGGATACGCCAATCAGAGGATGAAAAAGGCAGTTGAATCTGTCATGAATAATTTCACGCGCAGGTACGGTTACCTGAACAGGAAGGCCGCTAATTTGATCTGGGCTAATGCGGTAAAACACAGAACCGTCATCTGCAACAAGTGGAACGACTTTGTCTGGGTCTAAAACACGAAGCTCTGTAATTTTCCCGGAGGTATTTTTCACCTTCATCACGTATGTGTTTCCGCGTGAAAGCTTCGAGTTCATCCAGGTTTCCATGAACTGAATGGTATTTTGAAACTGATTTGGTTTGCTTATTAAATTTTCAAACTGACTATCATTAACATCTTTCCAGATATCATTTGAGTCTTTAGCCTGAATAGAAGGTGACATTTTTGAAATATCACTGGCAATCAAAGTAATACATGAAAATACTGCAGGGTAAGATAGTACTGTTTCGTTTCTGATCTCCATATTTCTTTGCCATGCACCACCAAATGGCTCACGAACGAAAGAAAAAATTGGAGTCCAGACGCTGGATGGTGGTTGCTGGAGGGCTTTCTCTTTCCGTCTAAAAGGGTTCCACATCAGCCATTCTCCGCGTTTTCTTTTTTGTTTTTACGCACCCCTGCTTTTTTGCCGGTTACGTATTCCGCTTTTTTCAGCAGAACCAGCACCTTTGCGCACTGGTCATTCACAAGTTTCTCATCTCCTGGCAATGAGTCATGTGTACGCTGAAGGTATCTGATTTTTGCCATCTGAAATGGCGGGGTTTCCCCCGCCCTCCTGTTTAGCTGGTCTGGCCGGAAGAGTAGTTAACACCACTGATCACTGCTACAGCTGCAGTACGGCGACGTTTCCAGTTGATCCAGCGCTCTGCGCGGATGGCTACGCTATTTGTCTGCCACATAGAAACCAATTCGACTGGCGTTGGCGTAACGCTATCACCAGTAGGCTCGGATTCCATTTCCAGAGATGCTTCAGTTGACATATCTACAGCAACACCGCCTTCATCTGCGAGATAGATATCTGGAGCGTTCATCAGGATAAGTTGATTTCCGACATACTGAGAAACGATGGCTGGAAGGCCTTCAAACGTGCCACCAAACATGGTCATGTCTGGATATTCTTTCTGTCCAAGGGCGTTTTTACGCTTGGAGATGGCCAGCGCCGTTGAACTGGACATCAACCATACTGCGCCAGTAGGTTGAAGATTTGCATTGATAAACACTTCAAATGCCGCAGTGCTATCTGCATCAGGATCACCGGTGCTTGGGATGGTTGTCGCACCATTAGTGATAGATGCAGGGGAAATTCCTGATACTTCTGCTTTCGTAGGATCTACAAAGTCAGTATCCAGGCGTGCAATAACGGATTCAGCAAGAGAGTTTCGAACCAGAACATCTGCTTTTGGATTAGAGAAGCGGATCAACTCTTCTGTAAGAACAGAAATGGCGGCAACTTTTGAGAAACCAAACGTGATGTTTGAGAAATCAAATTTGGTCAGTGGTTTGGCCTTACCCTGACCAACCCACTGCGCTGCACCGCCTGAAGTTTGTACTGGAATGCGAACGTTGAAAGGCACATCGCGCAGTGAAGGAATATTTCCCACACCAAACTGGCCAATAATTGTTTGTGGACGCAAGAAATCGACAAAGTCATTCGCGAAATCTTGGTATTCAACTAAAGAACCTGCCCACGCAGGGTCAGTCGTTGTCCCTGCTTCTACAGCGGCCTTCAGAACGTGATGAAGTTTGGTATCTTCAGGGTATTTGCTCTTCGCAATTGAAAGAGCTTCAGAGCGGACACCTTTAGCGGCTGCGAGAGCTTTGGTGAAGCGTGCCATCGCAATACCTTTTTCCAGTTTTGGAGGTACTCGGATGACTGCGGGAGCCTGATTTACAACTGTCACATCACCATTAGCTGTCTTGATAACCGGTTTTGCTGAAGCAGCGATACTGGACTCCATATCGCGAAGACGACCAAGATGGTCATCAACTGCTTTAATTTCAGAAGATGTATTGTCGTACTTTTCCGTTTCTTCTGCGTCGAGAGTACGGCCTTCATCAGCAGCTTTGCTCATGATTTCGTTCAGTGAACCAGCCAGCGCCGCACGTTTGTTTTCAAAACTTTTGATCTGTTCAGCGATATTCATCGTTGGTTTTCCTTTTTTAGAAGATTTATTCGGTGCTGAAGCGCCAGCAAAATTTATGGTTTTAACTACCGGTTTCTCAGTGCCAAGCGCGGCGAGTAACTGGCGGTCAAAAGATTTAACCGTTTGAATTGAGCACTCGGCGTTAGCCGGGATCGTTACAGCAGAGACTTCAAGTAGCTCCCATTCGAGAAAATGGATGCCGCCTGAGTCCAGAAAGGCGTATTTAATCGGCCTGAAGCCAATTGAGAGGCCTTTTACAAGACCTGATTTGATAGATGCCCATGCTTCTTCAAGCCTGGCCACCAGCTGCGATGGCATGTCAGATGTTGGTTTAACAAGTTGCGCCGTGATCTGAAGTCCCTCTTTCACTTTCTTTGCAGAGCAGTTCCCGATAGGTTGGGTTCTGTCGTGCTGCCAGAGAAAGGGGTTTTCACTGCCAAACTTAGCACCGTCAGGGTCCATAATGTCGCCGTCACGGTCAGGTGATGGTGTGGAGGCAATCCCGGTAATTATCCGTTTGTCCTCATCCACAGCTTTCACCGTCATGATCGTACATGCGCGGTCAAGCTTCATTTACTGTCCTCCAGAAACGAAAAAACCCGCCGTAGCGGGTCATTAACTGACGTGTGATTTATATGAAAAATACCTGGTAATCTTTTTTCTTCGCTTCGGGATTAAGAGCCATTAGCGAAACGGCATTGAACAGGGCCATGAGTGGGTCAATTTTTCCCTTCCCGCTGGCCTGTTTGGTAATGAGGATTGCGTTACCTTTGGGTTCTACCCTTGCGTTGCCAACACACCAGGCCATTAAAGGCTGACCGCCATGAATGAGAACACCTTCGGCAAGCTTGCGCTCTGTGGTCTTTATCGCACCACCAAGCCGCCAGCCTTGGCTCACGCCAACTACCGAATCTTCAGGTATTTCAGCCTCGACGAGAGCATCAAGGATCTGACCAACTCCTGACGGGTCAATGCCGATTTTGTCCAGCAGTTCCGCATCATTGATACGGCTGACATATTCAGCGACCTCTTCAGTGTCTTGACCTACACGTTTTACGATGGTCAGATCACCAGCCTTAACGAAATCGTTGAAACGTGACTCCTCACTTTTTCGGCGGCGTACTGCAATTTCATGCGCCCAGGCATGCCCCCATCCAATCCATTCACGAGTATTTTTGTCCCGCCCGATCACGTAAAGACCAAGCAGGTCATCAAGTCCGCCGCCATCTATACCAACAGTGGCAACCTCAGCACGCTGCAAGATATCTGTGAAGGTCACCGGCCTGATTTGCGGCTCCCAGAAATCAACGCCTGCCCAGCGGTCAGTTCTGAGGTTAAGGCCTATTTCGATATTCAGGTGCTTTGCCAAAAACTGCTGAAGAGTTCCGTCTGTTTTGGCCTGGTTCTTACGAAGCTGATCGGCTATCCACTCAGCGCTTACCGAGCGACCAATATTTGGGTTTGTGATGTAGAAATTTTCAGGATCCAGATAGGCTTTTTTCTCCACCATCTCCTCAGGGAACTCGTAGAGTATGCCCAACGTTTTTTGGTCCGGTATTTTTCCGTCCCTGACATCACGCCAGTAATCCAATCGTTCCTTGAAAACCCCAGCCGGGGGCTCATCGCTCTGCGTGGTCAGAAAGATCACCCAACCTTCATTACGTGATACCTGACCGCCAAGGGCCTCCATAAACATCGCTTCAGCATTAGAGCGTTTTCCGAACAACCAGAGCTCGTCTACCAGGATGCGGCCAGATTTTTTACCTGAAACCGTGTCAGTGTCAGCGGCTACAACCTTAAGGGTATTTCTCGTAATCCGATGGGTGATTGTCCTGATATGGTCCTGAATCTGGAACATATCTGAAAGCTCATCATCAGCACGTATCATTCCGGCCGCAGGCTTGAAGCTGTTATCAGCAACCTCTTTTGTTGGTGCCAGAATCAGGTGTTCTTCATCCTCACGCCAGCAAAGTATAAGCGCGGTCAGCATAATTCCGGCAGCAATGGTTGATTTGGTGTTTTTCTTTGAAATCAGTAACCCATACTCACGTATAAGCTGGTTCCCTGTTTCAGCATCGTAACCACCAAAGATGGACTTCACAAAATCAAAAACCCATTCCTCAGAACATTCACCGAATGTTGGTTTACCAGGCAGGTCTGAAACACGGAGCTCACGGAAAATACCAAGCGCCTGCTCTGCCTGATCAGGGAAAATTGGTGGCGGGATGATTGACTCACCAGCAATTAGTCGCCGTTCCCAATCGAGGCAGGCGGTAGACCACTGAGCCATACGTTACACCTTATTGTTGACCACCAGCTTTGGTGGTGCCATGGCACCGAATTTACTGGCAGTGGCTGCAACCTTCGCGGCGGCGTGGCGGGCATCTTTTTTTCCCCCCTCACCTTTCTTCGGATGGAGATAAGGCAACATTGCCTTGGCGGCATCCTTTCTGGTGTCAATTTCTTCTGTGATGTCGTTCATTACCGACTTAAGAAATTCGAGCGGGTCCTCAAAGGTTTTTACTGTGCTGTTAACTACTGGAGGTGGTGCAGTGCTTTCATCCCTGGTCGGTACATCATATGGATCTGCAGCACGTTTCTTATTGATAAACGCGATGACATCCGGGTCTTTTGCCAGCCGTGAACCCTGTGACCTTGCGGTTTTCTCGGAATAACCGGCCTTGCGGGCTGCTTCAGCCTGGGATGAACCGGACATCAGCGCCAGTGCGTATTTGCGCTTTTGTCCTGTTAACACGTTAACACCCTCCAAAAGGGAATTTTTTCTGTGCGTGAGAGGGGGCGCGGTGTCCAGCGCGATCGGCGTTGACACCCACTAGTACCCCCCCGGGGTTTGGTTAGAGAATTACGATGCCGTCTTGTGAATTATCTTTTGGCACTGAGTGCTTCAGCGCCTCACTGTCAGGCTGGTTCATTGATGCTTCACGCGATGACTTACCTGAGTGGCACTCGATGCACAGCGTCCACAGGTTGCGCTCATCGTTGTCGCCGCCGAACTGTAGAGCAACGCGGTGGTCAAGCTCACTGTCATGCAGATCAACTACATGTCCACACATACAGCAATGGCCGCCATCACGAACATATATGCGGCGCTTAAGTCCAACCCTGGCACTACCACTGATGCGCCGGTTCTCACCATAAACTGGCTTAATACGGCGAGTATCAATGGCCTTAAGGCGGGGCTGTAGAGTCTTTAATCTACCCATCTAACCTCCAGGCCCTTCGGCGTTCTACCCTTGGCTGATTGTCTCTTGCCGGTTCTACAGGCTGTCCATCTGCATGGTCAACGAGTGAGTAGCATGGGTATACAACAGAGCCGCCGTACGCGTCGCCGACTGCATAATCAGCTGCCTTGCTGTGGCTCCACTTATCCAGTACTCGCTTGATATGGTGCTGAGGTACGCTATAGCACACACCATGAATCAGCCTGGGCATGGTGATGTAGTCAGCTCTTGATTTGTCGGCGGCGATTAGCTTAGCAGCTATATCGAGTTGGTACTGAGGAGGACGGCCAGTGCCAAGATAGAAGGAGCACAAAGCATCAGGAAAGCGAGATAGCCATTCAGATATCTTGCTTGAGAACCCTGATACCGGCAATGCATCGTCCTCTAAGATAACAACACGACACGATTGCTCAGCAGCCCATTCAAGGGCGCGGCGATGATTCCAGTTGGCACCATGCTTGCCTTCATCCAGAAGAAGATGAGCGCCTAAATCGCTTGCCAGATGAAGTGCTGAGGCAAAACGATCATGGTGTCCAACCACAACGAACTTCACTTGTGTTTCCACCACGCTAACTCCTTACCGAAACCGTCAGTTTTAAAGATGGTGTGCACCTGAGGTCCGGTAACGATTCGATCACCGAAGGACTTTGCAGCCATCCCAAATGCGCCCATATCCACCAGTGTGGCGGGAGCTACTTCCATCCTCCAGAAGCGGTGGCTTTCAATCAGGTAATGCTGACGGATGATCCGATGGGCGAACTCCATTACATCTTCACGGCTGCCACCAAGCAGGCCAGCATTAAGTAGCTGATCATCCCGGTGCTGCTCGATGAACTCGCTATAGGCTTTGCCGTGGTGATTGGTCTTCATCCACTCTTCGGCATACGTCTTATGCTCAGAGCCTACGTAGATTTTACAGGCTTCCATTTCCGCCCAAGGTTCCCGAAGCATCTCAACATCAGTACCGTCGGTACACCAGACGAAGCGATATTCAGTATGAGATCTTAAGTGCTGATAGATATGCAGCCAGCGCGCAAAGTACGGGCTCATGTTCAATCGAGGAACCGACTGCAGATTTACACCTTCCGGCGCAGTATTAAGCTCGTCTGCCAGCACCACACCCTTAGCACCACGAATGGAACGGGCCCACACCTGCAATAGGGAGGCATCGGCTGCCATCTTCACTTTGCGTTGTGGATCTGGTTCACCTGTCAGAAGCGAGGTGATCACAACATCATGCTGCTTCCGATAAGTGGCATACCCTGAATATCCACTATCCCGCCGAGCGCTATAAATTCGGGCGTTGGTCTTTGCCAGGCTCTCACGCTCAGGTCGCGGGATAGAGCGGACCACCTCTTCATACTCATCCATCGAGTGAATCAGCTTTTCTGAACCTGCTACATCAGCAAATGCCCAGGTCGATAATCCGGCATTGTGAATGCGTAGTGCAAGATCGGGATGTTCGTACATGCCGCGACCATAAACAGGATCGAATCCGCCCACCTTCTCGATAGCGTTGCGGTGGTAGTACAGCATCACGCCGCGCTGCCCGGTATAAGCAATGTGCTTATCATCCCGGTACAGCACCGCCATATCGTTCAGCTTATTACGCCCCGCGAGGTCAAGGAATTGATACGCCAGGTGGGGCTCAGGTGATTCGATGTAAGGAAGATGCCAGTTATCGGCAATTGGATATGCGTCGTCATCCCATAAAAAAAGATGCTCGCACCCGGCATCCATCAGGGCTGACAGGCTGGCGTTCTTCGAAGCAACAATGCCGAGTGATGTGTCATGACTAAGCAGTTTCACGCCGTCAGGAACTACCACTGCAGGTTTTGAACCATCGTCGATAACAACCACCAGCGCTCCGGTGGGAAGATGCTTCTGGTGCTGCTCAATGGCGCGCTTTAAAACGTCTGCCCGGTTGTGTGTCGTTATTGCAATGCCGATCCGCGATGAATTTGCGCAGGCGGGAGCATACGGAATACCATTAATTGTGACATCCATATTGCTACCCTTTTATTTTTTCACACAGATCGCTTGCGTATTAGTAGAACGGGCAGTTTCAAATTTTTTAAGGAATTCCGCCTTAGCCGCCTCACATGTTTCCTGCGATGAAAACTCCTGTGAACGGATGCTGGCGAAATCGTTGTCCGCCCACGCTGAAGCATACAGCGAAAAAATCAGGATAAAAGTACTCATGGTTGTTCCTTTTAGGCGTGAGCCTGCCGCACGGCAATGCCGCCCGAGAGGTAAACGCAACCTAACGGCATCACCCAGGCTCACTACTGAAAGACTCTCTTCATGGTGCGCGTGCGAAGCGCATAAAAAAGCCCCGCGTCAGCGAGGCTTGTAAGTGAAGCGGTTTTTAGTCGTTGAAATGCCTGATTGCCTTCTCAACTTCATGTTCAGTTACGTTTGCTGAGTAACGAACGAAATAATATTTCTCACCGTCAAGTTCATATTCTTCAACTGGAAGAGAAAGAATTGCGCCCTTATCTCCAGTAAAACTAAGTGACTTCAAATCTTCTTTGACGGTGACATGATCAAGCTTATCACCAGGCAAGATTGCTACGACATTTCTTGGCATGTTTATCCCCTCGGTTGTGGAAGATTAACGTACCACAATCAAAAGGAATTAGGAGCCAGATTCACCCACAAACAATAACAGCGCTTCTTCCGACTCTTTGATAGCTTTCGTCGTTCTGGCCACCAGCCCGCTTTCAGATGTTACCCGGCTCAACTGGTTCACGAAGATTTGATACTTCAGCGGATCGTCACCAACAAACTTAATCGCGTCTGCTGCAGCGGCGGTGTCATAGTTCAGGTTCGCCAGCAGGTTTAAGCGGATCTGCTGTGCAGGTGTAACAGTGATTTCAGGCATTGTTTATCCTCTGGTGGGTATATTGATTGTCTTATCCGCTTGTTGGGATAACCATTATCAAGCCCACCAGCAGGTGAGCTTTGTAATGGCTGCCACTTCCCGGAGTGGCCACGCTCATGCCCTTGAGATGCTGTCGCTCATCGCCGCTCATAACCGGTACGCGTCTGGCGATCGTGCTGCTTTACCGGCATACCCTTTTCCTCGATTAACCCTCACCAGCGGTATGTCGCAGTTCGGACCTGCGTCTGGCTCTCTACGCGGAGACTCGGGGCAGCATCATGACTGCTGCATGGCCTTTCGACTGCGGTCTAACCGCTTTGCTACTTGATTTCGAGCTTCTCCTTCTGACAGTTCGCCTGCCACGCTTTGTTATGAGTCAGGATGTCTTTCTTCGTCTGGCGGTCCATAACGTCGATGTCGTGATCAGTCAGGTAGATCGGCTTTACCCAGTCACACGCTGTATCGACTACCTCAACCCTTGCGGGTCCAGTTTGTGCGCAGCTCACGATCAACATCGTCGCCAGGCATATGGTTAACCGTTTGCTGTACATTGCTGGCCTCTTTGGTTGCTTCTACCCGGCGTTCGGCTACTGCTTCAGTGGCTGCAGCCTTTTCTTCGGTTCGCTGCTGGTCGGCTTTCACTTCTGCCTTGCTGGTGCCGCGAATATGGCCCAATCCGAATCCGCTGGCAGCGGCCACACAGATTGCACCTATTACACCGATGATGATTTCAACAATGCTCATGCTTCCACCTTCGGTTCAAATGATCGAACGTTCATCGGCTCCCCTGACGGGAAAGACCAGTTCAGCCAGGTGAAGGTCTTAAGCTCGCACATACCGTCAAACATCTCACCGGGATCGATATCTTCGTAGCTACAGACGATATGAAGCTCATTTCCTTGTGCCTGAAGAACAACCGTATCTGTCTCCCATCGAGGGATTAGGATGTGTAGCCAATTTTTCATACCAGCACCGTTTTGGCCTTACCGAAGCGAGCGCGACGATCTTCAAGTCCGTTCGTGCCGCCGTTGATAATCTTCGTCACCTGCAGCAGGTTATCTGAATAGTTCAGGCATCCCTTAGTAGCGAAGAACCATGCCGCACTTCTGGCAGCATAAATGGGTTCGGCTAACAGCTCAGGCTGCTGAACCAGATCGATCTTCAGGGCATTGCCGCAGTCACGATAGTTATCCAGGAACGTGATGCCGATGAGTCCACGCGCACGGTATTTCCATCCATCACCAGGCGCATTGTTACCGTAGCGTTTGCTGTAGACCAGGTTTGCAATGGCACGCTGGCGCTCAATCGGTAATGCTCGTTCTTCAGGTCGACGACCAAGGGTATTAGCCTGGTCTTGTGTGATGCGTCCTGCTCGAATGAAGTTTGCCAACCCCACTACGCTGTAGTTGAAGTTTTCCTGCAGCCGGGTGAACCCTGTCGACTCATGCGCAGCCTGCGCAATGAACATGGCCTGGTCTACCGGCTTGGTGATGCCGAACTCTTTCATCGCATCACTGATCGGCTGAAACCAGCGCGCAGCTAACTCGGCGCTTAACCCAGCCGCCTTTTGGAATTGTGACTGATTCACGTTGTGCTTTCCCCTGCGATTCTTGCGATGTTGCCACGTGCTCGCCATACGGCTATGCAGACAACGAGATTGACTACCAGCTCTCCGTAGTCGACCTGCACGTAATCACCATGCCAGATGCGGAAAGCGGTAAACGCTGGTGCCAGGATCAGCCCATATGCCAGAAACTCCATCAGACGGCGGCGGCGTAAGCTCCGCTTCCTGAAGAACATCAGACGTATGGTTATAAGGATGCATGCAACAGCGTTAATGTTCAGGATCAGTGTTTGCCACGTCATTCTTCCCCCTTCAATCCGGGTAAGTCTCCTACCTTCGAGCGCTTGAGAACGCGAAGCAGGACAGTGACAGAAACCGTTGAGGCCGCCAGCGCACCAATGGCTGGAGATACTTTCACGGCAACTGGCGGAGAAAGGTGACTTAATGCCGCATTGATAAGCGCAGCGATGATTTCAGATGCTGTTCCGGCGCAGTAGACCCCACCAATGAAAGAGATGAGCGCGAACAGTATCTGCTTCCAGAGTTTGTGGTCCTCACTGCTCAGGACGTAAAGAGCGGCCCCGGCAAGTGAGCAAAGCATTACGGCGGGAGTAGCTTCTGGAAACATCGTGGCGAAGGTGATTCCGGTAGTACCGGCAGCAACACCAGCAGTTGCCGTAGCGGATATCGGTTCTGCGGACATTTAGCCCCCTCTTATTGCCGTGAGTCCTCTCAGAACGAGGGGAAACAAAAAAGGCCGCCCGTAGGAAGCCCTTATGTAATTTGCTTAAATCTTTATTATTTCGAACTAAGAATGAATAGCTTAAAGTTATGTAACTGCTTGACGTCCAAGCAAGAAGTTAATGACGTGTTTGCCACTTATAACACAATATCCTAATTTTTGCGGACCGCGTTACTTTTTTTTGATATGATTTCATATGTTGCATCTGATTTCCGATTGTCATGTTTGACAGACCTTGATAAGGAGGAGGTATGCGGTCATCCATCAAGGTTCATGGTGGAAAGAAAGTCGTTATCAACAATGGCATTTCGTTATCAAACTATGCTTTTGTGATGGCCTCTGAAGTCGATCTGCTGGAAGTTAACAATAGCGTATCCTTCTCAAAAGGAACGCCTTTTCATATTGATAGCTGTAATGTTTTTAATGCCCATACAAATCTTGATCTTGGTATAAATTCTCCTATTAAACGATACGTAGAGCATGGTTTTGAAAAAAGGAGATTTTTTCTCTCCAAAATCTGTATTTTTGTGCTGGAGTTTATTCATGAAGAATAATAATAGACCTATGTTCATCATCCGCAATGGCGGAAAAACAAATTTAAAAGGTAATAAAACTTCTTCTTCCACATTAGTGGATATCGATAATTTTGATGAACTTAACGCTGAGGATAACATTTCTGGCTATTCCAAAATAGCTGATATTAAAGAAAAATTATCACCTCAAAAACCTACCACCCATAATTCTAGAAAGTTTTGGAAATGGTTTTTAGGAGCTTTTACTGCATTGGCAGTAACAGTACTGGGCGGGTATATTGAACATTTCTTTGATAAATGATAATCAGGATGCGGCTATGTTTAACCTAGCCGCATTTTTTTACCCTAATCCATATCAAGCTTTATATCAAGCATGCTCAGACAGCCATCAATAAATCCTTCTGCCATCTGCATCTCAATACGTACTAACTTTTCATCCTTTTTTCGTGCCTTCGCAATTTTACGCTTTGAGATGCCATACAGATAATGCGCTACCAAGAGCGAATGTTCATTGGGCCTGCGTTTTTGTAGGCGCGCTAAGCAACCTTCAATGATTAGGCCGTCGTCGTCAGTGCATGACAGGCGGGATTTACTTGTTTGAGGAAGAAGCCCTTTGAAGCCAGCGGCGATAGGTGAGTAATCAACGCCAGAGATATCACTCGCAGCCCATCCGCCCCAACGCTCTAAAACCATCTGAATATCACGCATGTTATCTCCACTTTTCATGCTAGCACGCCGATTTCCAGCGCACGATCTAAAAACCGAAACAACAACGTTAACTGGTCGCCGTGCTTCGCTTCAAATGCCACAGGATCAGCGTGCAACTCGTCGTGATGTGCTCTGCACAGCGGTATCACAAACAGGTCATGCGCTTTGGTACCCATTCCACCTTGCCCGTGGCCTATCAGGTGGTGGGGGTCGTCTGCCGGGTTATTGCAGCAACTGCACTGCTGCGACTTCACCCAGCGGGTGTACTTCTCGTTCTCCCAGCGGCGGCGCTTTGGCCTCAGCATGAAAGATTCCGGTGACTCAGGGTCCACCTTAACGGAGACAACCTTCTTCACCTTCTCCTGGAGGATTTCAGTCGCCGGTAGCGACGGAACAATGTCGCTTTCCCTCATTACGGAACTATGCGATTCAGGCTTTATCCTGAGGGCTTTGCTCGCCACTGATTCAGGAATAAGGTCAGCCAGATCGTTGCGTACCATCCACCAGCAGAACTCCGGAAGCGTCAGGGTGTGGTCTTCGCTGAATCCCAGCATAATATTCACCCTTCCGAGTAACCATTTTACCAGGTTTTGCATGGCAATTCCTGCCAGCCTTTCAGTAGTTTGTTCACGTAATTGGTTATCACAAGACCAGCAAAGACGAATGCTGCCGGGTGCATGTCGCATGACGGTGAAGTCTCTGGCATGCCAGTCTGTATGAGGCCACTGACATTCGAATTTTCTTTCCAGCCAGGAATCAAGTCCACTCAGTCCACCAGCTCGCTGGATTACCCGCTCATTCTCAAAAATAGCCTGCATACTGTCATCATCTGTCAGCGGCTGGTGCGCTTCAGGAATCAGCCCAGATGGAAGATGCCGGATTGCTTCTGATGGCCTTTCAATTACCACTCTGCCCTGGCGGAATAACCAGAGCAGTTCGTTTCCGGGACGGAATAGTACCACACCGGACATCGGAGCAACTTCAGGTGTAAGTATGGCTCTCACTCAATTTTCCCCTTAGCGACATGCTCTGCCCACAGTCCACCAATCCAGCGTACGCCCTTCGCGGTGAAGCGAGACTGGTTGAATGCGTAGTTGGTCTGGTTAGTAGTCCCGGTCTTGACTTCAAATCGTCCAGCTTCGATGTGTTTGCTCTTTGGAGTAAGCACACGGTTTAACCGGTACATGATGCCGTTCTCAATGAGGAACATCGCGAACTCGGGTTCTTTGGCGTTCAGGAGCTTGGCAACCTGTCGGAAAGTCATTGAGCCGGTGGCTTTGACGTAGCGATCAACAAATTCAGCCTTAGGCGCGGCGATTGCCAGTTCTTCACTCAGGCGTTGCTTCTGTTCGGCAAGGTCGGCGGCAAGGCGGAGTGCTTCAGGAAGCGTTTGAGGAACTACCATCCCGGCCCCGCTCTCCAGCTCCTGCCAGCGGTCAACCAGACGGGCGGTAAACTCCGGGCATAGCTGCGCGACGATTACGTAACTGTCTCGCTTGTTAACTTCGTAGTAGTGGTAAACCTGCTGGTTCTGTGGATGGGTGTACTGCATTGCAGCATACCCCCCAATTACGCCAGAGTTCATGAGTCGTTCGAGGGTCACGCAAACGTTGCTGTGGCGAGAGTCGACCAGTTTTGCAATCTCACGGCTGGACATCGTTATTTGCTGCCCCATCGCGGCGGCGTGGTGCGTCGGGCACATTACGGTGATATTCATCTGATTCATGCTCTTCTCCACTTATCAGGCGGCTGCACCCGCCAGAGGTTCATGTTTCTTGATCGATATCTCTACTCGTCCACCAGGTACTTTCGGGCCCCACTCCACCAGCATTCGCTGCACCTGACTGTCATCCTCCCAGATGCCAGCGTGAGTAAGCGCGTCAAACAGAGCCTTGTTGTAATTGTCGATATCGCGACGGCGTTCGTCCGGTGGGTACAGCATAATCTCGACGGAAGCCGGTGCAGTTGAAGGTTTTGGAAGGAAGCGCAACTGCTCGACTATGGCTACACATGCCGCGCTTTGATATGCCCTGCCTTTGACGCTGATCAAATGCCGGCCTTTTAACGGTCCCTTGTTCGGGGCTCGCCAGTATGTGTTTACGCTCGGAGGGAACGGGAGCACCAGTTTCATAAAGTCACTCCCTGTTTCTTCAGCCACTCAACAGCTTTATCTCTGGCCTGGTCTCCACCGGATAAGAGGTCTTTAATGATCGACACAGGATCTTCATCAGATTCCGTTTTGACGATGGTGATGCCCCTGGCAGCGCCAGGAGCAATGGAGATGTAACCCTTTTTCTTGAGCGCCTTCACGTGCTCTGCTGCTGCGTTCGGTGATGCACAGCCAATTAACCCGGCAAGTTCCAGCATTGTCGGCGGAAATCCCGTTCTGTCCTTGTAGAGCACTATGGCATCCAGAACTTCACTCTGACGCGACGTTAATTCTGCTCTCATGCTGCATGCTCCTGCGGTTTTCTCATTGGCACGGCCACTGCCGGAATAAGCTCAACTGCTGGTGATAGCGACTGATTGCCCCAGTGCTCCCAGCCTGGTGCACCGCAGCGGCTAAATAGTTCTATGCGCGGAACGTCACCGTAAAGTTTCTCCAGACGGTAACGCGCCTCTGCTGGCTTTTGGCTGTGCTCACCAAGTGGGCTGTAGATAACCTGTTTGATGCTGGCGCACTGGCGTTCAAGTCCATTTCCCCTGGTGGCGATCAGCATGTCTTCGGTATTGGCTCGGGTATAGTTCCCACCGTTCATGCGGGTTTGAACGTTTAACAGGTCGAGGAAGTCGTAAAAGTCCTCCACTCCACCAGCCTGAAGCGCTTTGTTGATGTGCTGCTCTGCCAGTGGGTTGAACTTAACCCAGGTGAAGCCCTTCATGGTGCGGACCTTAAAGCCCCATGCTTCAGCCAGTTCAATAGCTTCACGGGTGTGCGTGCCGGTGAACCACATAGCCAGAACAGCATCATCAGCAGCAAGGTCCCAAACAGGGAGGCGCTTCATGTCGATGAGCTTCATCGTGTCGTAGTGGTCTTCTGCTGCTCCGTTGCTGGCTTTGTTGTCATAGAGCCAGGCAGGATCGGCATAAATCAGTGAGTATTTCATCAGAATTTCCTCGCTCTACCAGCCAGACACCATCCTTCACCAGATGGCCTGGCTCGCTGAACCATGTTCAGGCAACGCTTGCGCTCATCCAGAATTTTTTCCCGCATCTCTTCGCTTTTTGAGCGGTTGAAGGCATCCATCAGAACCGTAGCGGCCCGCAGAAACAGACCCTTCTCAGATAATTCCTTGGCCTTCTGCATCATCGCAATGACAGCAGGGTTTGGTGCGCTTTCCTGTTTTGGCTCGGGCATCACTTCGGCTTTTTCGACCGGGTAGCGCGGGACAATCGGCCCAATCGGACCTATTGGAGCTTTGGCGTAGTAGCGGAAGGTTGGACGTTCGCCACGGCGTTCAGCTCGCCCCAGCATTGCCAGTCGGCATACTGCACGCTGCACACTGTGTAACTCATAGTCCGGCAGCGCTGCGGCGATTTCCTTGTTCGTCAGACCAGGGTTCTTGGATATGAACAACTGAATTGTTTTCAGAAAACTCATGGTTTAGCTCCTCTGAAACCTGCTGGAATTGCTTTGTCGGGTCCACCGAAGGTAAGCGAATTGTTCTTGCGGGCTGCATCCCAGTCCTCGCGTTTTGGCCTGCCCTTCGCATCCCAGCGAGTAGCAATCTGCAGGTAGCCTGGAAATTTTCCCGGAGTGAACAGAGTCTTTGGTCGCATGTACTGATAGTCCTCCAGACCTTTCCAGTGCTCGTGCTTGTAGTCGACCACCAGCATGAGTTCTTCAGGAGTGAATCCCTCACGAAGCCTTGCCCGGATGTTATCCAGCGATGCAGAGCAGTTCTGGAAGCGCGAACCGCTGACCTGGTTGAGATGTTTCAGTACGTATTTTGAATTGTCAGTCAGAAAAACTTCAGGATTAGGCTTCTTGACAACACTCTCATCGTCGGGTTGCTGAGCAACCTGACAAGAAGGTTTTTTATCTGACGGATCGGTAGTTGGTTTTAATGACGGATCGGGGTCAACGGATGACCCCATACCATCCAAATTTTGACCCCTTAAAATTACTTTTTTTGACTCCTCATTTTTTGAGGTGTCAGGTTTTGAGGGGTTAATATTTGAGGGGTTAAATTTTCCACTCCTTTCTTCTCTAGCTTGCTTGGTTAGTTGACGACAATGATTTGCTTCCGATTCGATTTTCTCAACATTCAGCTGATATCCATTTGATAAATCGCGCCCACCCGCTTTGCGCGGTATGACAGTAACCCAACCTTGTTTTTCAAGTTCTTTAATGGCGGTTGTAACGGTATTTTTGCTTTTTGCGCCAACTTGACGACGAATGGTATCCACGGCTGGCCAGCAGTATCCTTCGTCACTACAAAAATCAGCGAGACGGGCGATCACTGCCTTTCTTGAAATTGGCTGGATGTCACATTCCCAAACCAGCCCATGTAATTTACTGCTCATGATCGTCCCTTAACTCTGTAAATTTACGCTGGAATTGCTCAAGAGGGCTGAAGCACTCATGATCGTACCCTTCGCGAAGGTATATAACGCGTCGAGTCTCGGGCTCCCATCGAATGACGTGGACCGGGACCCCTCTGTGGTCTTTGAATCGCCTGTTAACTTCAGCCATTCTTCTCGCCCCTTCTCATTCATCCGAGCAAACGCCTCTACCATCGCGTTCTCAGGCTGGTAGTTGTTCACCTCAGCCTGGTCGTTTAATCTCTCCACATAGCCGAACGGGGAATCTTTTCCCACCAGTGGAAGGCATCTGAATTGCTTCGCTGGTCTCAATCGGTTTAAACTGTTCATGCGTTAGTTTCTCCACTGAATACGACACGCCACGACGCCCGGAGCTGCACACTCGCGGGCGTCACTTCTTTTGGCTTCTGCTACGGCTAAACAGCGCGACAATCGCGCGGATTTCTTCTTCACGCGCTGCCAGGTGACGGCGGTGATGCTCGTGAATTTCTTCAGCTTCATGCGGTTCAATCACTCCATCTTCCAGGGCCTTCTGGATAATCTGATCAACCTGACCGCGGGCAGCTGCCGTTCTCATTGCGCGAGTAAACAGGTCGACGCGATCGAGATCTTCCAACTGTGGCACGTCCACCAGCAAAGCACCGCGGCGTTGCGCGAAGTAATCAGCCAGGAGAGACGTGTTTGAAATGTCTTCCATCGCCTCCAGTTCGTTCACTTCGAAGAAGCGACAGCCGTTCTTCTCGTACAGGTTGTTGTTGAACTGCGTGACTGACATGCCAAGGGCACCGGCCATAGCTTCACGGCCACCCGGATATGCTTTGCACATCGCTTTCACTACTTCTTTCAGGCTTGGCTCTACCATGTTGTTTTTCCTTTGGTAGTTATCGGATTGATGCTTTCGCAGTACGATTACCTTTGACGGTTGCTTCATCAGCTACCTGGTAGCGGTTTGGGTACAAAATATGTAATTCGCTGATCTCGCCTTTGAAGAACTTGGCAAGCCGCTCTGCCAGTTCTACTGATGGAACCTGTTCGCATCTTTCAATGCGACTCAAGGTTGCCGGGTCAACCTGTACGCCAGTTGCAACATGCAACAAGGTCATTCCGTGCGATTTACGCAATTTTCTTAACGGTGATTGCATAATACCTCCTTTATTTGCGTATTACGCATGTTATTCCATGCAGGCGAATTGCGCAAGTTGCTTTGCACGACACGCAAAAAACACTTGTAATGGACGCATGAATATAGGATCTCGCATCAGACAACTTCGCTTAGCGAAGAACATGAAAATCGCAGAACTTGCTGAAACTGTGGGGGTAGATGCTGCAAACATTTCCCGCCTTGAAACTGGCAAACAAAAGCAGTTTTCAGAACAAACACTTAATCGACTTGCTCACGCTTTAAGCGTAAAAGTCCCTGACCTATTTACCTCTGCTGAAAATGAGCCTACTGTATATATAAACAGTGAAAATGATTCATCATCACGTAGCATTGGTGATGTTTATAGAGTCGAGGTACTTGATGTGAGCGCAAGCGCCGGAGCAGGACAAATTCAGAGCAGTGACGTCATTGATGTCATACATGCTATTGAGTACAGCCATGACCAGGCTTTAACCATGTTTGGCGGCAGATCATCTTCTGGGGTCAAAGTGATTAACGTTCGTGGTGATAGCATGGCTTCAACCATCGAGCCTGGAGATCTGATTTTCGTAGATGTTAACATCAATGAGTTTGATGGTGATGGTATTTATGTATTTGGTTTTGATGGTAAAATCTATGTGAAGCGTCTACAGATGATACCAGACCAACTCCTGGTTATATCTGACAATCCAAAATACCGTGAATGGAATATCACCAAAGATAATGAGTACAGGTTCTACATTTACGGAAAAGTTTTGATAAGCCAATCACAATCTTTCAAACGGCATGGCTAGTAATGGATGTCGAAAAAATTAGACCTCAAGCGAGGTCTTTTTTTTGCACATTAAATTGCGTATTGTGCATTTTAATACTTGCGTTACTCGCAATTAATGATTATCTTCTAGTCATCGGCATATGGTACATGTGCCGCAGCGGTCCGGGGATTCCTTGCAAGACATATCCAGATCCAGCGGGTAGCCGGAATGTGCAAGCCAGGCGTGTACGGCAGCCAGAAGCGTTTCACCAGCGTGGCGATCAGGTGTGACACCTCGGAAGAGACGAGGATATCAGCCAATCACGCTAAGCATCTCAACGGGTGCTTAGCGGGACTGGAAGAGTTACCACTTGGAGACGGTCCCTTTAAATGTCCTGGACAGTGGCGGTTCCGCACCGATAACAGCGGCGACAAGATGATGCAAACGGTAAAGGTCGTTAAAACTCGTTAGGTGCTGGCGTGGCATACGCGACAGGCCGGATAGACGGCATAGACCAAATGAAACCGGGTGAGGTCGATAAACCAAACGCCGATGTGGTGGGCAGGATCCCCAGTGAAGCCTGTGACAGCCGGGAACAGACCGGCACAGTCCAGACGATATCTGAGTGGCTTAAAAAACAGATGGGAGCCGGTGGAATCCCGGCACACAACATGAAAGCGCATTCCTCTTTCACTGATGGAGATCGGTTTGTTAACTGGCGGAGTGCGCTTCCAGTTGTGGTGAATGGCGGGGCTGACCGCCAAACGGTTGAGAAAAGATAAGCAGGCGAAACGTTCTAAGCGAGCATACGGACTGATCAAACGCGGATGGAACGGGCGGTTACGATATTGAAACACCGCGCCACTGAGCTGGAGTTCAGCACCAGCCACCACAAACGAATCACGTTAGGACCGTGGTAAACCGTAGTAGCTGTACCAGATGCTGTGTGTAGTCTTGGCGGTGGCAGTAGTTTTTTTATTATCCCTTACTCGCCACCGCTCTTTTTTCACAACTGAAAGCGCGTTCAGCCCGTTCCTTGAGAGGCCTCAGTCGTTAAATCAATCTCAGGAGAACGCGCTCCCAATTGTGGGGAAGCTGACTGGCGGTGGCAGCCGCCCGTTTCACTAAGTGCCCTGGTTGGGTGCTTACTAAAACGAAACCGATTTATTTTTGTCGCCATCCGGCGAGGGATTCGTGCAACCAAAATTCAGCGCTGTGCAGAGCGCTTATAACACGGAGAAACTATCCATGACGAACACACAGAACGTCACCGAGTTACAACCACGCATGACCAGAGAGCAACTGATCGAAGCGGCACGTATCGCCGCTAAGTTCCTGCCAGTTGCATCAGCGCAGCTTATGAATGAACTGGCTAATCGTCTCGACTTTACCAGCGTGGCGCTTTGTGAAGCGATGGCGCAGCGTAAGGAACTTGCTGAGCAGAACGCCACCCTACGCGAAGATGTCGCCAGCTGGGCAAAAGAGTGTGACCGTCTCGAAGAGCGCCGCACAAAGACGCCTACGAATATTCACTCACTGGAAGCGCAGCGCGAATTACGTGAGCTGCCTCCTGTCGTATTTTCCCAGGCTAACGAGGTAGCGCTCTAATGGCTAACTCATTCAAGCAAATGACCAAGTCAGGTCTTATTAAACGTACCGATACCGGAATGTTTATTAGCCTTGACGATATTCATGTTCGCGAAGGATTCAACATTCGTGAAGATGACAAGCGCACTCGGCTTGCTAACGATGACCTGTTTGATTACCTGATGAATGGTGGAGTTGTACCTCCAATAGAGGTTGTTCCACGTGACGAAGGTGGCGTCTACATCGTTGAGGGTCATCGTCGTCACCTTGCTTATCAGCGCTGCCGTGACGCAGGAAAGCCAGCAAATCGTATTCATATCATGCCGTTCTATGGGAATGACCTTAAGCAAAAGGCTCGCATTTTCACGAGCGCCAGTCAGTTGTCATTGTCCCCTATCGATCAGATTAATGGCATCCGCGATTTTGCACCGTTCAATCTTACTCCTGCTGAAATAGCGAAAGAGATCCACAAGTCAGTCGCATGGGTCGAAAAGCTGATAGCTCTTAGCAATGCAAATCACGATGTTCAAAAGGCTGTTAAGGCTGGAGAAGTATCCGTTGATGTGGCCATAGACCGTGTGAAAGAGTTCGGCGAAAAGGCCGGCGAGGTTCTTCAGAAGGATAAAGCTTCCGCTGCCGCAAAGGGAAAGAAGAAAGTTACCCGAAGCGTTATAGCGCCCGAAGTTAGCGTTAAGAAAGCGCGTCGCCTTGTAGAGCTGATCAGCCTGGCGGGTATAAGCGACACAGGTGTTATCACTCTCGAAGGATTGGTCCATGCAGAAGTCGTGGAAATTATCGACGAGCATAAAGCTATCGCCGCTCAACGCACTGGAGAACAGAAATGAAACTCACTCTGAAAGAAATGAACGGTCTTCTTAATGGTAAATGCCTTCCTTCTGATCTGATTGTTGGAGAAACACTTGCTGAATACCTGGTGCGTAAATTTGCTGAAGCGGATGCCAAATGCGCGGCGCTGGCTGCGGAGAATGCGGGGCTGAAAAATGCTGCTGAATTCGCAACGGCAGATGATATGTGGGAAGAGTTAGGCGGCAATGTGATGCGGTACCAATATCAGGAGTGGTATGCAGACAGGTTGAAATCTGCAATGGAAACCCCGGATACCGACGCTTTCCTGGCTGAAGTGCGGGCGCATGCGCGTAACGAAGGCATCAACTATGCCGCAGGTCGTCTCGCCGCTGCATTCAATCACGGTTTCATTGATAAGCCGATGACTGAAGTCTGCGACGTGGTGCGCATGATTCTAGACACCAAAGAAGAATTAGCAAACTCCACGCTGCCAGCCGCTGATGGGTTATCTGGCGAGTACGCGGAAGAGTTTCTCGAAGATTCCGCCGACCAGCTTCGCAAAGGAGTGCAGTCATGATTCCCGCATCAGAATGCGCCGCTGCGCGGCTGATAAATTTTTACATTAACGACGCCTCTCGGGAGTGCATCGAAGGACGAAGAGCGTATCTGTGCCAATGTCTTTTGCCTCGCCTGAAGGAAGGGCTTTCTTCAATGCGCGCATGGAAAGAGAAAACCGAGGACGACATAGAACTAATCAGCATTTATCAGAAAGGCGTTGATTTTCTGACAGAAGCTTTAAACAAGAAGGTGGAAAAATGAACTTAACAGAGGGGCAGTTACTTTTCCGTCTTCAAGATTTTGACGGAGCGGAACAAGAGGCGTTAGGGATAGGTGACTATGAGTTTGCACAGGAAAGCGCTGACATTGCTAACGCATTACGAGAACTTTTGAAAGCTCGCCGAACAATTGAGGAGCTTACTGCTGTTATTGAACAACGGAACGGCGAGTGCGTCAGGCTACATGCTCAACTGGAGTCTATCTCCGCTAACAAGATTCCTCTCGACTCACAGGAGGCCGCCCAATGATCAACTCTATCGACGCGCACCTTACTGATGAGGTGATCAGTGCAGCATTCGAAAACACGAATTTCGGCCGCACTGATTTCCGCACCATCCTGGCTGAAACCGTAATGAAACGCGCTGCCGGGTTTCACTCTGGCTGGACTGCAACAACTATCTGCACGGGGCTTGGCTTGCTGAGCTCGAAGAACCAGAGTGCAACTAAGCTCGGGCTGGCGTTCGCTTTCCATCACTACTACAAGCCATGCGTGCGTGAAGCGCTGATGCCGGATAACAGCCTTAAAATATGGGAAAAACCTGGAGCCCAGGAGGCCGCCCAATGAGCAACATCGACAAACTGAAATCAGCCGCAGCGAAAGCGGTCGATAACTTCGACCCGAATATGTTCGTGGAAACTCGCGACGTTCTGGCGCTGCTGGATGAACTGGAAGCCAATGGCAAGCGGATTGCTGAGCTGGAGAGCGAGAATGCGTACATCAGAAACCGCCACAAAGAACTGGACCTGTTAATTGGTAAAAACATTCTGGTAATGCAGGCCGCAATCATCGAATGGCAGGGAACTGGAGACGCCAAAAAGGGACTGGCATGGATTTATAACACGCTGTTTGGGCCAGGAGAATTGCCGGACGAAGCGGAGAAAGATGCACAGGCTTACTTCGACCGTAAATATGCTCCTCTTGACGAAGAACTCATGAATCTTCACCGGTGGTTCTGGGAGCTGAGCGAAGCTGAGCGAGCCGCCGCAGCCGGTAAAGGAGAGTGAGCATGGAACGTGTCAATTTTGCAGTTCAGGTTCTTAAAAGCGATGAATGCGTAACGCTGATGGCTCATGCGGAAGTCAGCAAAGAGGAGCTTATTGCAGAGGCTATTCGTCAGGGTGAAGTTGATGAAGAAGACCGTGAACGCTGGGAGAAGGCTGAATTTTGCGCCCACAAATGGATGAAGGCCGTTCCACGTGAAGGTTACTCCACTTACTACTACGAGTCTCGTGAAGGTGTTCGCGGGGCGTTTAAAGCAACCTGTCTCCAGTATCTCTGGTGAGGACTAACCCATGAGCACTATTACCAAAGAATTCACCAAAGAGCAGTTAATCGAAAAGCTTCAGCACCGTGTTGCGGTAACTGCCAATTATCCTGACGTTGAAGAGGCACAGCTCGACGCAGCTATCTTCAAAATCGCGCTGGCATCGCTCGAAGCGGAGCCGGTTTTTGAAGTGGAAGTGTCAGGCAATCACTGGTTAAACGCTGGGCCGGTAGACGATAGCGATTTTTCGGGAATGCCCGATGGAGTTAATCAGCTCTATTCCGCCCCTCCAGCGCCGGTATCTGTGCCTGATGAACTGACACGTGAACAGTACAAGCGTCGATTTATGGAAGACGACGACTTTGATGACACTTTCCGGGGTGGCTGGAACTCCTGCCGCGCCGCCATGCTTCAGGGTGCCGATGGCAACTCTCCGGTAATTCCGGATGGTTGGGTGGCTTGCAGTGAGCGGATGCCTTCCGTAGGGGAGCAGGTGCTGGCGTACCGTCCAGATGCGCCCGAGAGTAACGATCCATTAATCAAGATGGCAACATACGTTGGCGGGTCAGCTCACGGACACGGATTCGATTGCTATTGCAAGCCAACCCACTGGCAACCACTGCCAGCAGCACCGCAGCAGGAGGTGAAGTGATGGAAATCATCCAGGGTACATGCAGCTGCGGCGAGCCAATCAGCATCGAGTTAAACGCCGATCCGAAGTCATGCGGCCGAACCGACAGGAAGAGGCCGTTTTATCCGGATGAGAACGTTGAGCCCGAGGTGATAGGTCAGTTTGTTTATTCGCAGGATGGTGTAACGGTTTTTCGGTGCAGGAAGTGCTCCGGTTGGATTGCTGATACCGTTCCCGAAGCTGCGCTAGAGGTTCCGGATGCCTAACCCATTCGACGTCGTGATGTTTGTTCTGCTGGTATCCGCAGCGGCTCAGAAAATGGGATGGCTGCCATGGTGAGTAAACTCAAACAGCGGCAAACGCGCCGCCTCAAGGATGATATCGCCTGGTGGATGGCAGAAGCGAAGGACTGGAAGGATATCGCGCTGGAGCATGCAGCCGAGATAGACAGGCTTAAGAAACTGGTTATCCGCGTGCCTATGCCTGTTCTCATGCCGAAGGAAATGGCCCACCAGCTCTATTACACCGAAACAAAAAGATGTCGTACCTGCAATGATGGCCTCCGTGGTGGTTGTTCATCATGCATTTTCTATAAGAGATAGCCGGGTGCAGCCGGTTAAGTGGAGAGCTATACGATGAGCGGACAAAGCCAACGTTTTCTTACCCCTGATGACCTTTATCAGCTTACTGGTTATCGTCGCCCTTCCCTTCAGTGCCGAGCGCTGAAAGAAAGCGGTGTATTTTTCGTGCCGCGAAAAGACGGTAGGCCGGGTACTACATGGGATCATGTAACTAACCCTGCAGGCCTTAAGCTGGTAGTGAACAATCCAGAGGAAGAAGAACCAAACTTTAAGGACATTTAATGCCCAGAATCCGCAAAAACCCAGATGATAACTGGATGCCGCCCCGCGTTCGCCGGGGCAAATCAGCCTATGAGTTCAGAACGCCTGACGGAAGAACAGTGAGATTGTGCAACTACGATCTCACTAAGTCTCAGGTCTGGGCAGCATATGAAAACTTTATCAACGATATCAAGGTTGGTTCCAACTTCCATACTCTATGCGAAGAGTTTTTTAACTCTGTTGACTTCCATGAACTGGCAACAGAAACCAGAAAGGATTACCGGAAATATGGTTCAAAGGTAAATGTCGTTTTCGGCAAAATGAAACCAGAGAACATCAAGCCAGAGCACATAAGAAAGTATATGGACAAGAGGGGGGTTAAGAGTAGGGTTCAGGCGAACCGGGAGAAAGCTTTTATGTCGAGGGTGTTCAGGTGGGCATATGAGCGCGGTAAAGTGAAGATGAATCCATGCCAGGGTGTGAAGCAGTTTAAAGAGCAGGCGCGCACACGGTACGTGACGGACAAAGAATATGATGCACTATTCAGTGTTTCGTCGGTGCCGGTGAAAATTGCTATGGAGTTGGCCTATTTATGCTGCGCGCGACAGGGAGACATTCTGGATCTTAAAAAGAGTCAGATACTGGATGAAGGGATTCTAATTCAGCAAAGCAAGACCGCAGTGAGCCAAATCAAGGCGTGGACAGTGCGCCTGTCAAATGCGGTAACACTGGCTGATTCTCTGCCTTTAAATAGTGGCATGGTGAGCCTTTACGTGATCCACCAGCAGTCTGGTTCTCGTTATACGCGTGATGCCTTTAATGCTCAGTGGATGAAGGCGAAAAAGTTAGCCGCAGAAAAATTTCCTGAGCTCGAATTTAACTTCACGTTTCATGATCTGAAAGCTAAAGGGATATCTGATCTGGAAGGAACGCTGCATGAGAAACAGGAAATATCAGGCCACAAAAATGCTTCGCAGACTGCAAGATATAACCGCAAAATATCTGTAGTGCCGGTGGTTGGGGGGCAGTAA